TCAGAAATGCGAAAATCCACGAGCCATCGCCGCCCCACATACCGGAGCCATTGTTGCTACCGTTGTTGTCCTGACCCAGTGCATAACCCAGAGCCATCGAATCGTCACTCATAGTGTAATTCTCCTTTTCAGTTATATTTGATCGGAACCGTACGCTTTCCGAACATGACAAATTCACGTCGGATTTTCATCAAGATTCCGTCAAAACTGAAAATGGATATTTACTTGATGTTCATGCCGAACTGCTGTGCAAACTGATCGAGGTCGATTCCTCGTTCCTTTGCAATGTTCATTGCCATCTGCCGCAGCGCGTCCGGGCTTTTGCCCTGCATGGATTTCATTAGGGTGCTTACCATGGGATTATTGCCGGTCATTTGGTTCAGCATCATCATAGGATTTCCGCCGTTCCTCATAAGCTGCAATACCTGCATCATCGGATTATTTACCATCGTTTGCACCTCCCAGTTGTTCGCATAACTTGTTAAACCGTCGGATAAGCTCGTTGAATTCCGTTCTCGGAACATAATCTGACAAATCTATTTCCGCAGGTTTATTCGTTTCCGGCTCCTGTGCTCTGCGATACATCACAAAGTCAGCGCAGCCGGTTTGCAAATTAAGCTGTTTGGTGTAAATCGCGCCGTGTGCCGTGTCCGGCATGATAGTAAGCGCACCGGAAAAGTCCGTCTGTACCGCGCGTGCTTCCTCCACGCTTGCCACAGGTCGGACAATATGCTGTGGAGATTGCACCTGCTGTTGCATTGGTGTCTGCATTGGCTGTTGCGGGTACTGCTGTTGATACTGCGGCGTGTAGCCAGTGTAACCATAAGGATATGCCATTAACCCAGCACCTCCGTAACGTGTTCGCTAATGGATTTACTTACCGCCTCTTTGTAGGATATATACTCCTCTAAGCAATCTGTGTTGCCTGCGTTGCGGTAAACTGCTACAATGCGACGAGCGCACTCAGGGTCATACCCCATGCGTTCAAGTCTCTGTTCGTAACTCATGCGATCACTTCCTTATACTTTCAGTATAAGGTCTGCCGGGCGTGAAAACCTGTCACAAATCTGTCAACTTGCTGTCACAGCACGCGCAGCATTTTGCATTTGATGCTGTTCAACCGACGATGCACCGTGCTTTCGCTCATGTGCAGCGTCATGCAAATCTGAGTAATAGAGCGCGCCGATGTTCGCAGATCAAACACGGCGCGTTCTTCTGGTGTAAAATTGCACTCACGCCGGAAGTATTCCACCTCCGGCCTTGTAAATTCCGTTAATTTCATGCGGTATCCCCTCGTTATGGTGTCACCGCATATCTTTCCCCTTGTATAAAAAAATCGGGTGCGACACACTTTCGCGCTTCGCACCCTGTAAAAACACACCGTCCCACGTCCTCTACGTCTATACCCTATGTAGGTTCATAAGGCTTCGGGGAGCGCAGGAACAATGCGTTTTTTCAATCCTGATAGGATTATACCATCTTTTATGCCCGTCCGCAACTTAGCCGTAAAGGTGTGCACGGTCGTTGATAACCAGCAGGCGCAGCAGGTCGGTCGTCAGTGCCAGCCTACCTTTTTCGTCGCCCTGCAAAAAGCCCTTGTTCACCAGCTTCTGCACGGTGTCTTTCGCCCACGCCGGGCATTCGGCAACGCTGTTGTATACTTTCTTTGCGCTTTCCGCTTTGCTGATCTCCTGCTTTGCGATTGCGCGGGTCTGTGCTTCCGTCATGTCTTCAACCTCTTTCTCTGTCAGCATATCCTTGAATTTCTGCCACAACTGCGGATTGCGTACCCACGGCTCCGGACAGTTGCCCACAATGAACGTTTTGGTATTTTGGCGAACAAGGATATATCCCGTTGGTACGCTTACGCAAGATACCATTCCCATGCGTTTTTTTACAACACGTTTTCTTCCGCCAAAAGTGTAATTAGCGCTTAAGCGGTCAACCGCGCAATAATCGTATGCACGAGAACTCTTGCCTAAACGGGTTTTGTTGGTGCGATAACCTTTTGTTGCGCAGATCGCTTGAACAACGTCCAAATTATTCTGAATAGCGGAGGTATACAAATCTCCTGCTTCGCAACCATCTACTTGCAAGCATTCGTTCCAGAATACATCATATTGATGTTCATTCATTTCCAGCAAATTATATTGGAACTGCTTGTCTTTTAGCCATTGTTCGCACCAATGATAAAGGTCAGTACCGTAATTGCGGTAACTTACGCTCCCATCTTTCTTGTTGGAAACGGTGTAATCAATCATAAGATTGTCCAGAATTCCCTTAATCCTGTCAATTTTACGTTGCTTCTTTACATGAAATTCGATACCACAAACGTCCTGATATGTTCCTTTCATATAATGTCCATCGCCTTGTACCCACACGAGAAAACGGATTTCATCATCGGTAAGAGGAAGCCCAACGCCGGAGTATAAAGCACCATTTTTAACCGCATTCAGTCGGCAACCTGTAAGCATATCGCCCCACAGTTGTTCTCGCCAATTAAAACCATATTCATTGACATGGCTATTGTTAGCTGCCCACATACGATGGTTTGCAGTTGCTTCAAACCCGTGGCAACTCAGCAGTTCAGCTTCATAAGGCTCAACCACGCTACTAACTGCACCGAAAGACAGTCTATCCGTATCGGTATCATACTGCATGACTTCTTCACCGGTCTTAACATCGGAAAGGGATTTCCAGCCATCCCGTGTTAAAAGCTCGGTTGAATCCAGAGGCAAGCACTGCTTGTGCGTCACATCATAGTGACGGCACACGCGCGACACCGGAATATGGTACTTTGCCATCAGCTCACGGGTCAGCTTTGCGGCACGCTTCATGGTTTCCTCAGGGATAACGTACACGCCGTTTCGGATAACGCTGCACATCTCAATGCCAATGGAATTAGCGTTCCGACAGTCGTTGTAATAACTGCCGCCGCGTTCCCTGCCGCAATGCCATGCCGTGTCGCCGTCCTTTACGCTCTGCACGATTCTTTCCGTGTCAACGAAATAATGTGCGCTTGCGTTCAAACCGCCCTCACGCGCGAAATAATCCGCGTTATTCTGTGCTGTATCGCCATTGTTAGCGGTAAAATGCAGGCAAATCCAGTTTATTGGAAACTCTCTGCCCTCGCGGTAGTTGCGGGAATTACACTGCTTAAATGGAATACTCATTATTCCTCGTCTCCCATCTTATCTACTGCGTCCTTTGCCGCCGCAAGTGCTTTTTTCAGCCATGCCGGGCACGGTGCACCGAGCGATACCGCGTTTTCAACGATAGAGCCAAGCTCGGTCAGCGTGTACCATACGACCACCAGAGGGCAAAGCAGCACCGTGTATTCAAACGGCAGTATCACGCCCGGCAGATGGTCTACAATCATTCCAATCAGCAAGTCCGCGCCGCCTGCGACCGCAACGACCACAATAGAGCCGACCTTGTGAAAGATACCGTCTCTCGCTTCCTTGCTCGACCAGTTGCCCTTCTGCATAGCCGCCGCCGTGCCGGTTAGATAGTCCGCCGCCATCGCTGCCACAAACAGCACAACCAGCCAGCCGAACCACCCCCAAAGTGCGGTAAGCACCGCAATTCCCGCCGCAACTGCGGCCTTAAATTCGTTTACATTGTTCATTTGATTCTCCCTTGCGCGTTCTTTCCCTTTACGCGTAATTTGTCCTTTTCCGGTCTTTCGACCTGTTCAGTTATACAATAGTGTTGCTTGTGTAGTATGTGGTATTGATTTTCGGTGTTCCGGTAAACGTACCGCCAGTTTGCGCAAACATATTGTTCAACGCGCTCCTTGCTGTTACACCATTCCCTGATTTAGGGATGCGATATTCCTTATCGTATTCACTGCTTTGTGAAACAGCTAATTTGATGCTTGTACAGCCGTAGAACATAGAGTAATAACAACTGGTCACCAGTTTTGTTGCAGGAAGCGACGGTGCTGTTGTTAGACTTGTGCAGTCATAGAACATAGAGTGATAACAGAAGCTCACCAGTTTTGTTGCAGGAAGCGACGGTGCTGTTGTTAGACTTGTGCAGGCGTAGAACATAGAGCGATAGCAGGAATGCGCCATCGCCGGGTGCTGCCCTGCCGCTACTGTTTCGTAATCCAACAGACTTTCGATATTACCTGTACAGGAAATACTACTGCCACTGAGATTCCAGCTATTAGGGAAACCACCTGCGATTTTTGTGTTCCCTGTGCCGCTGAAATATAACGCATAAATGCCGTCTGCTTCTGTGGCATTTACCTCGTTTCCCGTCCATTCCGCCCATGTCTTGGTATCCGTCGAGCAATACAGTTTTCCGTCCCATCCCGGAGTTGACACGCTGATTGAAAACGGATTAGGAGATGAGAACGTCAAATAGTTTGTAATTTGGTTTCTTTTCTTCCTCGGAAAATTATAAATCATCTGGATACCTCACGAAAAGCTAACCGGCGTAATAGTCACATACACGTCGATAGCCACCGTCGGAACGGTATCTGCCGTAAACGTCAGCTTGCCCGCCGCTTGCGCGGTACACTGGATACCCGCATCGTTGTACGCAGACAAGGAAGCCGCCGCAGGCATAGGCAGGATAAGCTGTGCCGTTTCATCGGCCACAACGTCAGCAACCGCAACCGTCTGCTGTTTTGTCGAACTATCCCAACCTGCAACTGTCAGAGTAACCTTGTGCGCCTTGATACCCGCCTGCTTGCCGTCCCATATAGATTCCTTTTCGATTACCGTACCGACCGCAGAATCAATCTGTGCGCCGGTGTGCGAAGAATTGTAAGGCATATCATCACTCCTTCATGCAAAGAAACTCATTTCCGTCCGCGTCGAGCATGGTTTCGTTACTGTCAGACGGAATAAAGCCCCAGTTGTCGTTCCAACTGCCATCCATACCCTGTGCGTAGAGGGAAATGCGGTAAGTGCCATCGCCAGAGAGTAGGAAATCATCGTAGACCTCGAACTGACGTTGCGTTACAGCAGGAGTCTGGGAGAAGGACGCAATGAGCGTCCCTCTCCCTCTGCCCCATTCCTCGCCGGACTTCGTAGCGCGGCATTCAAATGCCTTGTACGGAATGTCCGACTGGAATGCAACAATCACCTTGTCGAAGCCAGAAACCGCCGAAATCCTCTCTCCCGTGATGGAAAAAGTCAGATTCGGAGCCGCCATTTACGCCACGCTCCAAGTTCCGGCGGCATTCTTTACGAACACCTTGACGATCTTCACGCCGTCGCCCGCAGATGCAGTTTCGAGGTCTGCGCCGTTGATAGTGACATTGATTGCAGTGTCGGCCTTGTAGCCACCTGCGGTGCCGCTGGTGTTGGTAGAACCGGCAGTAACCGGAATCTGAGTACCTGCATTTTCAAGGCTGGATTCGCTCGGAACAACCTTGATCTTGTATTCCTCAAAGTCCACATTTGCAGAGAACGAGAACGCAGATACGTTGAAGGTTGCCACCTTAGAAATTTTGCTCTTGTCCGGGCCGGTAATCGTAACAACCGGAACAGCGGTATCCAGCGTGATCTTCGCGGTAACAGTTGCGGTTTCGTTGCCTACGTCGTCGCGTACCTTGATAGATACGGTTTTCTGACCGTCGCCGGTGGTCAGCGTGATCGCCTTAGACTTTACAAACGTTGCCCATGCAGCTTCGGCTTCCGTTGCTGCACCAGCTACGCCCCAAATCTTCATCTGGTAGCCGGTCGTTACGCTGTCGGTCAGACCAATCGTAGCCGTTACTGACGTACTGGTTGCATAAGCAGCACCGTTGTTCAGTTTGAGGGTAAGCCCGGCAGGCGCGGTCGTGTCCAGTGTTAAATTAAAGAAAGATGCCATGTTTTACACTCCTTTTGTGTTTAATTCAAGGTAAAGATAGGAACTCTTGCGGCGATAGAGCAATTCCTCGCCCAAATACGCCTCGTAAATTCCCATCTTTCCTAAGAAATACGCGATAATGCTTTTGTCTCCGATATACATTCCGTCACCCCGTTATCAGATAAAGCATAGTTTCATCGTGCTTTTCGATTGCGTCATACTCTGCACGGGTCAAAACGCGAATAGCGGAAACATCATTTGAAAACACGTTGCCATGCCCGCCGCCCGATGCAGGTACGTCGGTATCTTCTTCGCCAATCCACCAGTTACCGTTGTCTCCGATGAACGGAGTTAAGCCCTTCGCGCTTACGCCCGTGTCCTTGTCTGCAATTACCCAGTTGCCGTTATCGCCAATGGTCGGGTAAGTGTTGGCAAGCGCTTGCATTCGCTTTTCAAGCTCGGTAAACGCTGTCGGGATTTCCGGTCAGTGTGCGTCACCGCTCATCGTAGGCGGGATGTATACATGGATGCTGTTTGTACTGCGCGTTTTCTCGCCTTGCGTGCCGTGTAGCTCGAAAGTGTACTCACCTGCAACGGGAAGGTTCTGAGCGGTCAGCAACACCGAGATTCCGGTTTCGTCCTGCTGCATCGGCAGGATATCCATGTTCCCACCTGCTGACACATACATTTCCCACTTCCAGTCAGGCGGGAGATCGCCTGTAACTGTGATGGAGCGCGTCAGATTATCATGCTGGCGGGCAAGCACTTCACAATCTGCGGTCAGCTCCCAGTTGTTGAAATAGATCAACTTTTACTCTCCTTTCCCTAATAGTAGATGATAACGCAGCCTGCAACGCCAGCAGAACCAGCCGAACCGGTGCCTCCGCGTGCGGGATTCCAGTATACGGTGCTATCTTTTGCTCCAATGCTCGCTTTATCGCTCGAATCTTTTTCTGCGCCGCCCCAGCCACCGCCACCGCCACCGCCGTGACCTCCATAGCCACCGCAGCCAAACAAAGTTGGCTGTGTCGGTGGCTCTGCGTTTGCTCCTGCGCCGCCAACCACAATTCTTGCTCTGGCATATTTGTCACCCGGATCGCGAATGCTGCCATTGTTACCCGGAGAACCGTTTGCGCCATAAGCAGCGCCACCGCCTCCGGAACCACGAGAAACCAGCTCATCATAATCACGGTTGGAACGATCTTCAACTAACGACGTGCCGCCTATACCACCCATAAATTCAAGAACATTTCCGCCTGCATAAGCCTCGTGTTCGTACCCATTTTGGCCCGTATCCGGATTGGTTTCGTTGAACCAACCGCCGCCGTCGCCTCCGTCCGCACCAGCGTAGCCATCTTGCCCTTTCGCGCCGTACACGTTTCCCGAAAACAGCTCAATAAATCCGGAATCTTGTTCTACGCCATCCACAGACGAAAGCGAACCAAACGTTGATGCTTCATCTGAAATAGATACCGCAAATTCCTGACCGGGTGAAACCGTAACTGTACTTTCGAGAATTGCACCTCCGTTGCCGCCACTTCCCGCAGCGCCGCCGCTACCGCCGTGGCCGCCTAAAGCAAGGCTGTCGGAATAAAAAGAGCTGCTCGGCGCATCCTGCCCCGATTTACCATCCGTGCCATTAGATCCATGTCCAATCATAACAACACGAATTTTGCTACAATTTTCAGGGACGGCAAAAGTCGTAGATTGAGAAATCACGATAACATTTTCGTAATAGTTTCCCGGCTTTACTGGTTGAAATCCAATAGCAACACGCAGAGTTGCTCGCATGATCTGACTGATTGCAACATCTACGGCTTCTATAAAACCTGTATCGGCTTCCATAAACGGAGTTGTAAACGATATTTTTTGACCCACACTTTCTCCCGCGTACAAGATATCGCTTTGAACTTGTGTTTTTAAGCCATAGTAATTCATCAAACGTTCTGCGATAGATGGCGAGTTAATGGCGTTTACCAAGGTTGCATCCTTCACGGTTTTAGTCGAATCAGATGCATTGCTCCGTGCATTATTTTGTAGGCGGTACAGTTTCGCTGTGTGTGTATATTTTTTCCCTGTAAGCGTTCCCGCTCCTGCGCCAATAATTGCATAGTTTGCATTAGATGCAATAATTTCGAACGTGCCATCTACGGCCAAATCGTGCATCGGGTTGTCAAAGGTAACAAGTTCTCCGTTTGAACTTGATCCAGTAAAGAGCGTTACTTGTTCATCCGTTGTGAGCGCAGCATAGGCATGCTCGGTTACGTCTATTTCGGTTGCAGGGCTAACAGCTTTAACGCTGCCGCCTCGAAACACTCTATCCGCTGCAATATTCGTAATGTCAGAAGATAAGACAAACACACGGAGAGTACCGTTGGTTTCAGAAATTATATTTGCTCCCACAGCAAACAGCAGTTGATTGAGATTGTCTCGTCGCGTTGATATCGGAAGCCATCCATAGATTGTAATGTTACCAAGCGCGGATTCCAGAGTATATTCCGCATTGCCCATCACGTCCGCTAATACATCAGAAAATGTATTTCCGTTGTACATGCCGCCAAAATGCTTTTGATTATCCAAAATACCAATGGCGTTAATGCACGAAAAATTAAATTTGTTGGTCGCAACTCGTTCAATCTGTGATAGATACATGGTTACAATCAACTCATCGTTTTCAAAGAACTGCACTTTTTCTCCTACCGAAAAGTCAGTTTCTTTTAATGAATCAGAACGGACAGAAAACACAAACGTGTCTATTTCTAACTCTTGCAAGGGCAGCGATGCAGCATGATATATATTTCCCGACACAATTTCTGCGTCAGTGAATGTGGAATTTCCGCAAACAATTTTCTTGATATTCCTCATGTGTCACGTCCTTTGCGGTGCCATTGCGATAAACTGAACGGAAAGACCCGTCCAGTATGCTTCTCCGGGTTTCTTGCGAATGAGGTTATCTTGTCCAGCAGTAACATATGCGTTAAACGTAAGCGTGCTCTGTGCATACGGAACAACAATTCTGTGACTGTCCTGCGGTGCACTCAGAACCTCGTACAGCGCATCGTAGTCGCCGTACTTGCCAACTGCGGGAAGAATCGTAATCTCGTAGTTGTAAAACGTACCGATAATGTCGCGAATCATTGCGCCGCTGAGCGTTCGCTCTGCGTTCTCGCCGTCAAGCACCTGAAATTTACGGGTAAGGCTTGTAACAAGGACGTTGTACTTCTTTCCGTCTACGGTAAGTTCCATTTATGCACCTCCTGTTACAAGACTTACGCCGCGTCGCCGTGTTTCGCCGCTGTTGTACGGGCCGGTAATGCGTGCAAACTTCGCGCCGTCGATGTACAGCTCGATAGGTTGACTGCTGTTGCCAGTGCCGCCGCGTGCATCCAGTGCCGCGTTAAACGCATCAATCATGGTAGACAGTGGGGTTTCCACGTTCACGCCGCTTTTCTGATCGCCCAACAGAGCGAGAAATTCGCTGTTCGGGCTGATAACTGCACCATTTGCAAGGGCAGGAATGTCAAGCGAATACGCAGCAGCAGGAGAATCCAGCGAAAATGCGCTTAATCCGCCACCCAATGCGCCAACAAGCGACGAAATACCACTTCCAATGCCACTTCCAATTTTACTAATCAGATTAAGGACAAAGGAAATAGCGTCGCCCAGTTTCGTAATGGTATCCGTCAAACCCTCAATAATAGAGATCACAGAAAAACCGATGAACTGAACGATAGGTTTGATAATGCTCCAAATCGTTTGCAGAATCGGAGCCAGCGCAGATACTACCTTGTATATTGCCTGCAACGCCGCCGCAAGAAGATTGAGAATTGCCGGAACGGCTTCTTCGATAGTCCAGCTCGAAAGCGGAAGTAAGACGTTCTCCCATGCCCATGCAAGGCCGTTCATAATCAGGTCTACAACCGGTTCGAGTGCTGCCATGAAATTGTTAAACGCCGTGACAAGAGGTTCAAAATTCAAACCACTTGCCCAATCCGCCGTTGCCTGTGACATTTTATCAATTCCGGCTAATACATCATCAATGATTTTGAGGATACTCTCCCAAATAGCTACGCCATTCCCGTTGTATTCCCACGCAGATTGCAGGTTTTCAGCCAGTGATTTTATCGTATTCTCAATATTCGTGATGATGGAAAGAATATTCGAGAAGATACTTTCGCCTAACCCTGCATCAGTCCAAGCCGTAATAAACGCTTGACCGATAGAATTAACGAGGTTTACAACCGCCGTAATCATTTGTATCAAGGTGTTTATCATCGTTTGTCCGGCATTACCATCGTTCCACGCAGCTAAAAACGCTTGACCGATTGCGCTAATTGCCTGAACCACCGTGGTAATGAGGGTCATAATGCTTTGCAGCATGATTTGTCCCGCGTTACCATCGTTCCATGCCGCAATGAACGCCTGCCCAATAGATGTGATAATCTGAATGATCGTGTTCAGCAAGTCCATAATTGCTTGCAACATCTGTTCGCCCGTGTTGTTCGTGTTCCACGCATTGGTAAATGCCGTTGCAATGGCGGTAATCAGATCGAAGATGGTTTGCAGCAGCAGTTGAATGTTGTTAAGCGTTTCAAGTCCGGTTCCGTTCGTCCAGATTGCCATAAACGACTGACCGATAGCGGAAACCATGTCTTTCAGCGCAGACAGAGCGTTCTTTGCGCTTTCAATAGTCTGCTGTCCGTACTGTGCCCACGAATCCTGAAATACTTTCCAGAAGTCAGTGAGCCATTGCGGTGTCTGATTTTTTGCTGCGGAATAATCCGTATCAAACTTAGGTGCGCTCGGGTCGGTCGTGTTACTGCTGTTATTGCTTAATTTCTGGACTGTATCGAACGATGCAAGAGCCTTTTCAGCTTTCTTCGCAGACGATGCCGTGGAATCAAGTGCATCCGTTTGCTTGTTCAGTTCCTTTGCGTTTTCCTGTGCCTGCTGTGCGGTCGTACCGAACACGGACGCGATAAACTGCGCCATCTGCGCCGTTACCTGTGCAAGAGCCTGCATCAACTTATTCAGCCATGGGATGATAGATTCATAGATAGGCTGAAACGCCGTCAGCAGGTTACTTTTCACCTGTCCAAACGACTTTGCAAACGTTTGGTTCGCAAGCAGAGCCTTGCCCAAACGGTCAGCCATTGCCGTAAGCGCTTTGGAAATCAAGTTGAAGAACAACGCGCCCGCAACGATAGAACGCAGACGTACACCGAACGACTGCACGCCGCCCGTTGCTTTCTTCATGGACTTTTGGCTGGAACGTCCGAAATTGGCGAATTTGGCTTTGAGCTTGTCAATCGCTGCGCCCAATTTGCCGCCGAGAAAATTTTGCAGACTTCCGACAGACGTTTTCAAGCCAGCGCCCAAACCCGCAATAACTCGTTTCAGTTTAGCCATTTTGGAATTTGTCTGACTTACGAAGTCGTTCATTTCCGATTTGGACTGTTTCAGCCCGGCCTTCATGTTGCCTAACTGCGTCGTCTCATTGTCAAGGCTTTTCCGTACATTCTGACCGGCGCTGCTCATCGTGGACGATTGCTTGATCTCGGCAAGTTGTTGTTTCAGTTGTGCCGCTTTATCATCTGCGTTTCGCAGAGCTTCGCCCAACTTATCCGATTCAGCAACAAGCGAATTCAGCTTTTGCGCCGATTCCGAGAATTCCTCCTGTGGGATTGCTCCCGTTGCCGCCTGTTTCAGTTTGGTGTTGTAATCGCTCTGAGCCTTTTCAATCTCAGCGTTTACTTCATCCAACCGAGCAGCCAGACGTGCAGCTTCTTTCTCCGTTGCTGCAAGGTCGGCTTGCATTTTAATGCCCTTCGTGCCGCCAGCGGCTACCTTGTTCCACTGTTCAGCAAGTTTTTGAACCTTTGCGGCTTGTTTATCTACGGCGGCTGATTGCTTCTCAATGTCTTTCGTCATTTGTGCAATCTGCTTTTTCGCTTGTTCGTCGCTTACAGTAGCGTCGATTCTGATAGAGCCATCCGCCATTTATTCACCGCCTTTCTAATTGATCTGCGCCCAGAAAGCGTCAATAGCTTCCTTTTCCTCTTCGGAAAGTGCGGGTGCAGGGGTTAAATTACGTTTGAGACGTTCGTATTCCTGTTTCTGTTTGCCCTTCATTTTGCTTGTGTCCGTGCCTCTGATTTGCAGGGCATGAGACATTGCCGAATCTTCGTTAAGGCTTTCCATCATTGCCATAAACTCAAACCAGTGCAGATTGACCTTGTGCAGCTCAATGCCGAACGTCTGCCGGAACGATGCGTACAACCGTGCAGAATCGAAATCGAACCACATCATGCGTTTACCGCCGGGTTCAATCTCTCTATCGTCGCCACAGCGAATAAACCACTGCAAACCTTCCAGTGCAATGTCAATGGGTGGCATCCCTGCTCCGTAAAGCAAGGATAATGCCACCCATACACGGTCATTATCGCTTAAATTCGGGTCGTCCAGCGCAAGGGAAATCTGAATGCCGATTCTGTAATCCGTGCGAATCAGATACCCCTTGTAAGAGCTTGGAAGGCGGTCGAGCAGCATGTTAAACACTGCCGACACGCTCCGCGCTGTACTTGCTCATGTTTGCTGCACGCTTCTCAACGTGGCTGTCAATGATGGGGGTAAGCTGTGCGAAGAAATCAAGGAACTGGTCGGAGGACGGAAGAACCGCACCAAACACCTTTGCGCAAGTATTTTCGCCAATCAGCGCGTCGATTTTGTCCCTAACGTCTTTGTCAAACGCCACGATATCGTCCAGAGTGTCCAGAACGTCGCCTTTCTTCTCGGAAATAGCCGTTGCCTTGTCTTTGATTTCATTCAGCAGGTCGAAAAAGCCTTTGACAAAGCTATCATCAGACAGCGGAAGGGAGATCGTCTCTCCCTTGTCGTTGACTTCAATAACCTTTACGCCGCTGTTTACGCGGATACTATCCATTCCTCGTTACCTCCTTATACGGATACGTTCGCAGTGAATACCGGTGCGCCGCCGGTGATCTTAACAGTGCCCGGAATCGGGTCGCCTACATAGTTCAGCGTATATTCCAGCGTCGGGGATTCGCCGCCTGCGCCGCCGTAGGTATCAACCTGTACAGATACTTCCTGTACTTCTGCAACGTAGGTTGCAGTGTCGCTGTCACTGGTAGCATTCCACATGTCCACATTCAGCAGCCATGCGTGAGAATCTGCCAGAGTAGCGCGAGCGCGACGCTTCTTGTCGATAAACTCAAACACACTGTCGCCCTTGGTGCACTGCTGAGAAACGCTCATGGTCGGCTGATAGCCGGTAATCTCAGTAGTCGCAGAATCAGAAATAATGTCCTGCTCGGTCTCGGTCTGTGCACCGTAGTCCGTAGATGCTTCGGTTACGTTCTTGCCGATTCGCGCAAACTTTGCATCGCTATATTCGCCCATCTTATCGCTGGTATCCAGAAAGTGTGCAATCAGAGGACGTTTAATCTTTTCAGTTGCCATTTTTACACCTCAACTTCATAGTTAATGGTTAAGAGAATTTGGTAATCCTCGGTTAAATCTTCGTATCGAGCGATAAGCCCCGCAGGGGTCGTTCGCTCAACAGATGTGACGGTCATTCCCTCACCGAGATCAGGCGGGTTTTCTTCCGCCCATGCTCCCAGCTCATTCAGCAAGGATTCAACGTCGAGGCGTTCCTCGCTGTCGGTCGGCAGGGCACGATACATCACGCCGAACGGGTACTGTGCAGCATATCCGCCGTCAATGTACTGTGCGGTTTTATACGCGCTCTGTACACTGGTAAGCATCATGCCTGACCGTTCCGGCGGGAGATATTCAAACTCGATTTCGGGAGCATAGCCTTTCAGCCATAAAAGAACAGCCCGTGAAACACCGTCTTGTTCACGAGCTGTTACCGTGTTCAATTTCTCACTCATCGGTCAAAATCTTGCGCACTCCTTCCCTCCAGTGTCCCTCGTTCACCGCGCGGCTTGCCTCAAACCAGTGCGATTGCGCGTGTTTGTGCACCGCCTTACTGTATTTAAGGTCGCGCTCGGTCAACACCTTGCGCACGCCCTTAGGCGCGAATGTGCTTCCTGTTGCCGGGTCGATCATCACCTTGACGTAATACTGAAAACGTGCATACGGCGAGGCATACACGATGGCATGCCCGTGCCGCTGCACGTTCATTGCCAGCGCTTCGGTTCGCGCCGGAACAAACGGGTCGGTGTCCTTGATGATTTCCTCGCAAAGCCACTTGTTCGCCTTTTCTACGCGCTTATCGAGCAGGTTTTTCGGCAAATGCAGTTTCATGGAGTAATAAATCATCGTCCGCCTACCTCCAAATGCTGCAACAGGCCGTAATCATACCGAGAAACGCTCGTAACATGGTACGTTTCGTGTTTCTCACGGCATTTCTGGTAGCTGCCCTCATCCGGCACATCACCACGGGCGAAATAGTCCTTTTCGGGCGATAGCGTGAGTTCGCACGGCAGAGGGATATGCAGCGTGACGGAATCCGCGCTGTTGAGTGCAGTTTTCGTTGCCGCTGTGCCTCTGGTGCTTTCCAGCAACACGCCTGTAAGCACTGTTCGGCCGGACGGCTGAAAGATCGTCACAGTGTGCGGTAATTTCATGCTGTCACCTTTGCCCTTTCAAACTGTGTCGGCAATTCTGCCGCTTCGGAAAACGCCTTGTATTCGCGCCGTAACGCTTGCAGACGTATCTTTGCATTGTCGGCTTGCTCGGTATCCCCGGCAGCTTCAAACGCCATCCTACGCCGTGTCTGCTTCCGCATAGCTGTTTCCAACTTTCGCTGCATCTGCGTCGCTTCGTAGGCGGTGTAAGTCTTGCCCTGATACTCAAACGGCGGCGGGTCGATGTTCTTTAGTTCATCGTCCGTATAGACGCGCTCGGAAACGCCCTCCAAAAACGGATGCCGGTGGTGTCTACAGTTAGCGCCCTCCAGTCCGTCAACCTGTCCCAATCCGCAAACCTTGTAGATATTCGGGTACTTGCTGCCGTCTTTCGTGGCGTATACCTTGCCTTGCCAGCGCTTATGGTTTGACCAGACGTGCGGTTTGTCCTTATCTCGTGCTCCACGATGGGCGGTCACTTCGTATAAGTCGGTTTCCAACACCTCAGCCGCTTCTTCGGCATACTTGGATGTAACCTGATTCAGACCGGTTACAATAGCACGCCGCGCCGCAACGTCAGCATGGTTCATCCAACCGGACGCATAATCAACGGTGCGAATACCGCTGTCAGCCAGTTCCCGTACAGCATCTTCAAGCGCCTGCTGCACCGTAAAGCCGCCGGAGTACACCTTCATTTCTGCCTTATCAAGCACAGCCTGATAGGCTTTAGCGATAGGGCGGAACACGATTTCGCCGTTCGTCTGCACGGCAAAACCCAAAGAACGGGTAATGTTGCGGTACTCATCGAGCATTTGCTTGCGAATCAGTTCAATTTCTCGTGCTGTCACGATTTCAAGTGGCATTGTAATACCTGCCTTGTCGGACAGCTCACCGTAATACTCACGGTTCAGCTTTACAACGCGGTCAAGCGCATCCTGCACTTCCTCTGTACTGGTCTTGGTATGATTTGCGATACGCCGTTCGATGGTATCCATATCCAGACCGTATGCTTTCAGCGTGCGTATGTCGTTGATCGTTACCTCGTTCAGTTCGCCGGTCAGCTTGAAGCGAGAGCAAATCTCACGCAACAGGTCATCTTCCATTGCGATGATTGCTTTCACAAGCGGTTTAGGCGCGTTTTCAAGGTATTCCGGAGTAATAGGATACTTCATCAGCCGATACCGCCATAGAGTAAGCCAGTACCGCACAAATACTGTGCGATAAGTCGTTTTTGCCGATCTTCAATGCTCTGCACCTGTGCAGCAATAGCAGAGTTAGCGCCGTAACTGCGAGACCACGAGCCGACACTCTCAGAGGATACCGCGCCGCCGTCCGTAGAAAAGACGGCGGATTCTGCGGTTTCCTGATTGTGCATGACTTCTGCCAGCGCACAGTTAAGGCGTTTTACTCGGTGCATTACAGTGTCGCTCAGAATACCGTCAGAGCGTCCGAGCGTTGCGCAAGAGATAATATCCGCCGCTCTCCCTGCTACGCGGTCGTAATCCTTCTCATCAATCAGATTACCCTTGTAACAGGTGCGGTAAAAGTCATAGTTTGCGTACACGGCGGATTGCTCCTTTCTTTACGACGGCAGGGTTACAGTTGCAATGTACAGGCCGTTCGGGTCGGGCAGAACCGGGATAAACATACCGGATGCCTTAGTCCAGATTGCAACCGGGTCGGGGGTCTGCCACTGGGTCATGGTGATGTACTGGTTCTGCGATGCAGCAGTAAATGCGCCCTGTGCTTCCTCTTCCGGAGTTACGCCCCACAGACCGGCACCGAACGAACCGTTTGCCATGGTTGCGAGAAACGCAATCTTGTTCTTCGGGAAGTAGCGCTGAGTGGTCAGCGTGCCGTCTGCCTTTTCGTAGTTGTAAACCTGATCGTTTACAGTGATGCGCTCGATGCCGAACAGACGGGAGAACAGGCTCGTAATTTCGTCCTGAGTTGCCAGACGACCAGCGAAAGCAGAGCCGAAAAGCGCGTTCTGGATAACAGCGCTCTTAGCGAGCAGGCTGAGAACAGCAGAGCTGGTGACGATCTCACGCAGTACACGGCCGGTTGCAATAGCAGCGTCGCGCACGCCCTGAATATCGTCGAGGATGGTCTTTGCCTTTGCCTCGGTAGACCAATCGAAAGCCTTGTTCGTATGGTCGGTCGGGACACCGAAGTCAATAGTGGTATTGACGTGGTTCTCGTTGATGGTCATCTTGCCGGTTGCAAGCAGCTCCTGCTTTGCGACCTCGGTACGGGTCTTTACACCCTCAGCCAGACGTGCCATATCGTCAAAGATATAGTCGAGAATCTCGTTGTTGGTGTTTACGCCGTGGTTGCGGAGCAGGCGGACACGCTCGGAAAGGTTGATCTTGCGCTTGATGAGCAGCTTCTCAACGGTTACGATGCTTGCAGTCGGGCGGGAGCCGATCTGTGCCTCTGCGTCGAGCGCGTGCACGGTTGCCATGGTCGGCAGGTATGCACTGTCAGACATTGCGAGATACTTTGCGGTGATGTTCTGCGTCTTCTGGTCAGGGAACAGGCGGTCGCCGGACAGCTCCGGGCGTGCGATGTTGAAATTCTGACCGAAGTCCAGCAGTTCAGCTTCTTTCAGCAGTTCTACAAATTCCATAGGTTATTACTCCTTTACGCTCTGGTGGTTTCTGGCGCGTTAACAAAAACAACGCCGCTCTTTTCGAGGGTGGACTTTGCGCCAGTCTTGGAGCTATCGTCCGCGCTCGGCTGTGCGGGCAGGCGGTTTGCATATACACGGCCAGCAACAATAACAGCAGCTACACGGTCGCCGTTGGTTACGTCCACATCCTCAAGCACAATGCCCTCTGCGGTGTTGTCGTTCAGCGGGAAGATAGTGCCCTGCTTAACAACCTTTCGATTGCCGTCAGCGGTGCCGAGGGTTGCGGGAATGAGGCGGGTCTTGGTAATCAGACCAACTTCGCTTGCGAGGATAGACGGCTTGCGTGCACCGTCAGCTTTGTTTACATAAGTGCCCATAGGTTATTTACTCCTTTCCCTTGGGTGCGAACTGTGCGGAATACCGCTGTGCAGCCAGACCGGCAGCACTTACCGCATGCGGTGCGGGATTCTGAATCGGATTTGCAAACGTCGGAGCAGGTTTTTCGCTCTGAAATGCCGCCGGGTCGGATTCCTGCTGCTTCTTGCAGTAATCGTCAAAGCCGGTCAGCGTGCCGTCCTTCATTTCCAGTTTGTTTGCGGTCAGGTCAGCGATAAACGCCTTTTCTGCCGCCTTGGAGGTAAACTTAATACCCTTTGCGGTGATACCGGCGCGTACTGCGTCCGCATAATCGCGGGCATCGAGCTTGCTCTGGAATTCTGCGGTGTCGGTGTCGTACTTCTTCTGCAGGGTGTCGAGCTTGGTCTTCAAGTCGTCCGCGTCACCCGCATTCTTCTTCAAGTCCTCAATGTCCTTGTCGCGCTGGGTGAGCTGGTCGCGCAGGTCGGTAACGTCTTTCTTGGCTTCTACCGCCTGTGACTTGTATTTCTCAACGTCCTTGCCGTTCAGCGCAAAAACCTTATCTGCCTGTTCGTCAGTCAGACCGATTTCTAACAGTTCTTCTTTCTTCATGTGTGTGTACTCCTTTCAGATTAGGCGTTTTAGGTGGTCGCCGTCACCGATCTGCCTGCACTTTTAGGCTTGCAGGATAGCCAATTTCCGTAGTTTAATGCCGTTGCGGGCATGAAAAAAGCGCCTTGTGGCGCTGGATTCACTTTATTAAAGTGGGTTATGCGATTATCAAAGTCGATTTGCTAACAGTTTGATTATTCCTCGCCCTCTGTTAGCTTTTCCGCGTTCGGCATCATTGCCCGCGCTTCTTCCTCGGTTACGCCGTACTTCTTTGCAATGTACAGCTCGCCTCGAATAAGACCGGCAGAAACGTCGTTGCGCATATCCGCAAGTTCTTTCTGCTTACTCTCGGTGTCCTGCACAACGCCGTCGCCCCAATCACACTGCAAGTCCCAATCGCCAGCAGGCGCAAGACCGTAAAGCGTGGTGTATACGTCCATGCCGTACAACAGGCCGTTCAGAGCGTGTTCAAGTGCCGCCTGCGTATCCCTCACAGTGACGTACATTGTCTGCTTACTGGATACGATCTCGGTTGCGGTTGCGTTTACCGTCTGAGGGTCAGACAGCGTTCCGAAAGACAAGCCGCAGTTCAGCTCGATCATCTTCAAGGTGTCTTGGAATCCCTTGTATAGTGCATCGTTGCGGAATTCCGGTGAAAACTCCTGATAGAAGTCTACGTCTTCAAACGGCATCCGGCGGAACAGACGGTCACGGAGCAGCGGGTTCGTGTGCGATAGTCCGTGCTCATCTACAATGCGCTGTGGAATCGCAGAATCACTCATCAGGATACGGCGTTCGCCGCTTTCATATTCCCACATGAGCCGCTCCCACTGCTGGTCAGCCTGCCGGATGAGGTCAACTGCTGCGCCGCTGTAAAGCGAGACACCGAGCGGGCTTTCCGGCTCGATGTTGTTTGCAATTGGCACTTTGAAAAAACCGAAAAGCGGACGTTCTACGTTCTGAATCGTCGTTTCCGGTGCAATCTGTGCCCAGTCCTCTACAGTATTCAGCGGTACTTCCGAACCGATACTACCGTTCTTGTCGGAGTTGTACGCCTTGTTCTTGATGGTGTACACGCCGCTTTTCAGTTCGTGGTACTCCAATTTGGTATAATATCGGTTCTTTTCTCGCTTGGTATCCGCGAACACTGCCGCTGTGATTTCGCCGTTGCTGTCAACACTGACCGGGTACGCGCTGCCGACTGTGTTAAAGTCCACAAGCACACGGTTCTCCGAGACAAACGGCTTGTAGAAGAAACCGCCGACCGAGAGACCCTTTTCAACGTCAATTCGCATGTGCGGAATCATACCGCGCAGGCTTTCATTCAGAAACTCTGCTCGTGCGCCGCCATCAACAGTGATGGTGCTTTCAATGGTGGTTGGGCGTGCTACTGCTCGGCAGATAGCCGACGGCAGGCCGCAAGATGTAACATTCCGGTTGCCGTGCTGACCGAGCCACTCGGCATCGTCCATATACATCCGTCGCCATAGGTCAATGTTTGACTGCATCGTGGAATCATAGACCGCCGTCGCCCCTGTCAGCTCTTCAATTTTGTTTGCCGGAATCATTGCTTGCCTCACCGCCTTTATTAACTGCTTCAACCGTTCAAACATTCACAAGCCCCCTTGCTCTAACCTCTCGGCGCACTATCGTCTGGAAGTAATAGCGTGATGCGTCCATATCATGGTCAAACTCCTTGATAACCGCATCTTCGGGGGATTTATCGTCCCACATATACATGCCGAATTCGTCGATTGCTCCGGTACAGCTTGCATTGTACTGTGCATAACCAGCGGCAAGCAGCGTTCCCATCAGGCGGATACCGTCAAGCACGCTGTTGTCTGCGTCACGCACACGGAATTTACCGTGTCTGCGGATTGTTTCCTTGAACGATGCAGCCGAGGGGTCAATAATGATCGCCTCGATATACTGACCACCAACGAACGTTTCAAGATCGGCGTAGTATTCCTCATCTGTTTTCTGTTTCTTCTCCTTGCGGCTGTCGTGCCGATACGCACGCACGCAAGTTGATTTGCAGGTCATTTCATCAAACCGCCAAAGCTGGAACACGGTCGGGTTAATCGTGCCGTAGTCACAGGACACAAACCAGCGATTGCCGGAACCTTCACCATCCGTAACGTGCAGTTCGGTCGAGAACATAGGATAAACCAGACCCTCTGCAACACGTCGCATACCGAGGATATCACGCTGATACCAGATGCTCTTGCGGTCGTATGTCGCAAGGATTTCTTTCAAGCGTTCATCCGAAACAGAAAGGTTGTCTGCAATGGTGAAATGTCCGTAGTTAAAACCGTAGTTTGGGTTCTCCCGCTGCTTCTCCATATGGAAGTTGAGCACGTCTGTGTAGTACGGGTGGTTCTCGCCCTTCGGGTTAAGATCGTGATAAATACCACGGTCGCCGCTCGTCATGGTACGGTCAAATACTTCCTGCACAAACTTAGGGTGGCACTCGTTTGCCTCGGTGATATACGCAAGGCCGTAAGTGTTGCCCTTGATGTTCTTCTCGTCGCCGTCTTTACGACCGCCGGATACAAGCACGATCTTCTCAGCGCCGTTCCGCGTCTTGACGTAGATGCAGTCTCGGTTCTGGTACTTACCTACCCGGCAATTCTGCTTGCCGAAATAGTTAATCATGCCGTAACCGTCGCAGTCGATGATATTAAGCATTGCCGACGCAGTAGAAACGCCTGCAATGAGGTGGAATCTGTTCGGGTGCTTTTCCAATCGAGCGCAGAACGCCGTTGTTTGCAATACGTTCTTACCGCCACGCTTGCCGCCCTCGGCCACGTTGAACCAGCTATGAAGGGATTTATAGAAATAATCCACTTGTTTTTTCGTGAACGGTGCGGGGATATTATCCATCTTCAAAATCCTTTATGTCTCTGTCCGGTGCAGGCTTCATCAGCATATCAACGAGCGGCTGCACGCCGTTGTCGTTGCCGCTTTCCATCGGCGCAGGGGTGTCGCTCTGCCCGAGGTACTGCCTGCCTAACCAGATCAGCATTTGTATATTTCCACCTTTAGCCGCCTGTACCTGCCAGTGTCTAAGACGCAAGCGCATCTGTGACACGCCACGCACATAAGCCGCCCTTACATCCTTGCGATTCAGAAAGTTTCCTCTCGCAAAGTCCAGAGCGTCCGCAATGTCCGCTTGGGTATTGCCCTCTGCGGCAAGTTCTTCGACGGCTTCAAGATCAATTACTTTCTTCGGTCTGCCTCTCGGCATTTCCTAACCTCCTTTCGCCCAATAGAAAAGCACCGAGACTTTCCCGGTGCTTTGTCTGTTGAGTTGTGTTTGCTTAGGTCGAGGACGAGCGAGCGCCACGAGCGCCAGCCGCACGACGGCCAACCGCTACGCTACGACGGCGCACACCGCCAGAACGACCACGGTTTGCAAGTCTGCCACTACCATAACCACTGCCCATGCTCCACACCTCCTTTCAAATATACAAAAAGGACTATCTTTCGCAGATAATCCTTTCCGTTATATTTATTCACCAATGATTTTGCTCAAATATTCCTTTGAGCCTTTGCCGATTCGCGCAAACTTCATATCTTCGGTTTTAATCGGACGCTTGACCGCCCGCGCGAATTCCTTCCCTTCGATATACTTTAGATCGGTATCGAATTCGAGGGATGCGAGAAATTCCTCTTTCTGCGCTCTGCTGGTAAAGCAGATACAACACCAATATTCAGTGTCGCACATATCGCGGAATCGCTTGTTCTCAGCGCCCATGCGCTCACGGAAACTCTTTTCTACGTCCCCCAGTTCATCGAGGCACTCGCTTTCGAGCTGCTCTAATTCAATGTGATCGTCTTTTGTTTCCTTAACTTCGTCGTCGTTCCAATATCCCATTACAGTTCGCCCCTCCTGAATAACTCCAACTCTGCCAGCGGGAACCATGTGATAATCTTCTCGTAGTCCCGCGGGAAATTCTCCTTGATCGGCTTCAAGAACCGATAATCAATACCATCGAACGTTCTACCGAACAGCTTATAGTCTACCGGCAGGCGAACACCGCTTGCATCAAATTCGCGCAGCAGGTCGGCCTTTACCCAGTCGAACACCGGATAGAACCGCTTTGCATTGTGGTTGATCGCTCCATGTGTTTTCATGGCGATACGCCGCATAGGACTATCTGCCATTCTAACGCCGGTCGCAGTGTATACGCATTCCGGCAGTCGCTTGCATTCGCGGATGATCTCGCCAATTTCGGCATCGTCATATTCTTCGCCGGGCAAATCCAGCGCCTCGATCTTGGTTACATGCTCCGGCGACTGGAAGACCAGATTTCGCAGCAGCCGGTACAGTGATCTGTGCGGCAGTCTGTAAATGTGAGTGCCGAAAAAATCCTCGTAGTATGCAAGGCTCTTTTCGACAAACTCCAAGCCGGGCACTGTATAGCAGTAGTACGGTACGATGTGCTTGAAATACTTCCTCAACTGCAACCACGCTGCAATGCTGTCCTTACCTGTGGAAAATGCTAAGATCGCGGTATCGCATTCCTCTGCCATAGTGCGGCAAAGGCTTTCGCCGCTGCTTGCATCTACTCTATCATACACTACGCTTTGTCCTCCTCTTTGTCTCGCTCCATCTGACAATCAATCGCACGGGCGATAAAGCCATTCACGCTTTCGCTCCGGCTTTCCACATGGGATTTGATCTCTTCTTTCTTGCCTTTCGGCAGGGTCAAATTAACTCGGTCATAAGCCTTGTTGATGTACTTATTGGTTGCTTTCTGCTGTGCCTTGCTGGATGGCATATAACAGCACCTCCTAACGATAGCTATTATACGCCTAAGATATATTTGTGTAAATATACACAATCCACAAATATACTTGCGCAAATATAGTTATTTTGCCAATTGCTATACTTGCGCAAATATATTATACTATAGTCACAGTAAAGGAAACGAACACCGAAAGGAAGTAATCAATATGACCGCAACCGAGAAAATCGCAATCGCAAAAATTGCAGGCCTGACCGATGACCAGCTTTTCGCTACATGGGAAAGCACCGAGAAGCACGACAGAGAAAACTACATGGCACAGGTAATGCTTCGCGGCTGGTGCATGGATGAGATCGAGAAGCGCTACCCGGAAGGCTTCGATGAATGGCTCGATTCTGACGCACTGGACAGCGAGCTTCGCCGCTACTGCATCAAGTAAGGAGGTAACTACAATGAAAATCATCAACAAGGCTTTCACCATCGGCGACACCTACCGCGGCACTCGCGGCGATCTCTTTACCGTAACCGCCACCGGCACACGCACACGCACACGCAAGATCAGCGGCACGCGCCGCACAAGCACCGCAACCGTCACCCTCACGCACGAGAGCGGCAAGGCTTACGAACTCGACCTTTCCCACGCGCAGCGCCTCTTGCTCACCAAGTGCTAAAGGTTCTCGCGGGGTTCATCCCAAAGCCCCGCAGCCACAATAATTTTAATTTGGAGGTACACACCATGACTTACACCTACGAGATCGAGCGCCGCATCTGCACTGAGTTCTGCAACAAGTACGCATTCGCCCACTGTGAAAGCTGTCCGCTTTACAAGGCGTGCTGCGGCTTTGAGAACGACATGAGCAAGACCACCGAAGAGAACGAAAGACGCTTTGAAGCCGGACTTGCAAACGCCCTCGCCGCTTACGACGCACAGCACTAACCCAACCACCCGCCCCGGAGGTAACGAGGGCAGAAAGGAAAACCATCATGACTAAGCTAATCGCCATTATCGCCGCCCTGCTGCAGATCGTACCGGCCACCCGCACCATTTCCGGCGAGGTGTACCGCATCGACTACCCGACCGGCACGCAGGACGCGCCCATTGTTACCATCGTCACCGAGGACGGCAACGAGTGGATCACAGATGACTACATCGCACCGCGTCACACGCCGCTGCAGATCACATTCAGCACCAACAGCACCGAGGACGTAACCGACGACGAGATCATCTCCATCGCATCCACTTGGACGCGTTAAGCATGGGAGCCTCACCGCTCCCTCTCATTCTCCCGCCCGGCTCACGCACCCGCGGCGGAACATATTGACACTACCCCGCACATCGGGGTACAATTATCACAACAGCGCAAAACCTAAAGTCCTGCATATCGGACTTACAACGTGATACACTATTCACAACAAACAAGGAGGAAAAAATATCATGGCAGATTTAAGAGTTTGGAACAACGCAGGCAACATGATTCCTAACAAAACCGTACAGGATTGGATTGATTTTTACAAGGCGCAGGGCTACAGCGGCAACTTCTTCATCAACAAAAAGTGCTATGATTTCTTCACTCTTTCCGTCCGCACCCCCTACGATGTGGACAAATCCAAAGTTGTAACCAAAATCGACAACGGTTACTACGGCACGCCGGGCATTATCACCGAGTAAAGGAGGCAGCAAAATGAAAATTCAAGTAGTGAAAGACTACACGACGAATTTTGAGGGCGATGTTTATACCATCGACCTCAGCCGCAAATTTGAGGGATTCGAACCCGGAGATTTGATCTGTTATGCTTGTCCGTTCTCGCCTGCTATGCCGCTGCAGCTCAAACTTGCAATTCGTGCAGACGGTTCTTTGATCTTCCGAAGCTGGAAATTTATCGAGGGCGAAGGAAACCATTACCTTCACACGCGCGAGCTTTCCGAGGCCGACTGCAAAGGCATCCAAACGCCGTTCATTCCAACCGAAGCGCAGACCGATACCGTGAACGGCCTGTTCTCAGGCCGCATCAAGTTTGAAGGTCTAAAACTTGCGGTAGGCTCTACTCTCCAGCGCATTTGCCCTATCGACTTGCAGCGCGAAGAAAAGCTGACCGGCGAAAATATTTATCTTGCCTGATTGTAAATACCATGACAAACCCCGCTCACCAAAGCCATAAGGTGAGCGGGGTTTCCCATTATACGACTGTTGTTCGGTTTTGCAGGACTCGCACCCGCTTTCAACACTATGCAAACCGGTATACCTCCCTGCGGAGGTATGAACGCTTTCGTTGCGCCTGAACGCCGGGCTTTTACCGGTGATCTCTCAGCTGTCCAGAACAGTTGTATGAAATCCAGAGAGGTATAACCTCACTTTCGCAAGTTTACTTGTGTTTCCGTCCTGTGTGATTAGGTGTGCTTATCGCAAGAGATAAACAGACTGGTGCTCTTTCGTGGCGTGTACTTAGCCACCCGAAAGCGCCGTTTCGGCTTTGTAACTTTGTTAGCAAACTGGTGTTTTGTTCTCGGCTCACTATGTCCGTGTAAGTGCTTATCCAGTAGCACTCGCCCTCTCGATATAGGCTGTTCGGCGTCTCTGTCCGTCGTGTCACGCGTCTCTATCGGTGCGTAATCCGGCTGATTCCCTTTTTAGGTTACAGCGGGGAGCGACCCCAGTCGCGGCGTGCCTGCAAGCACCCGCTGAACTCTGCAAAGCCGTTGCAGCAGCTCCGCATACGTTCGGAAACAGTGCTCGTCTTTCCGAGCTGTCAGAATATTATCGTCCTCGTTGGAGGCGTTGTGCTCCCTCCGCCTCATGCAGCTTCGGGAACAGATTGCCTTGCACGTTGTCCACCATGCAAGGCTTGCCAAAGTCCGCCACATTGCCCTTGGCTAAAAAGATTCCATACGTTACCCATCCGGCCTCACGCAGCCATCTGGGCATGTTTGCGGTGACTGTCGCCCGCAGGCACCGCATTCCATTCTCATTGTAGCGTAAATGTTATTACTCCGTCACCCTCATGCAGGCTTTGGAGCATATCGGCGTGCCGCGCAAAAGACACGCCGAAAGAATAGAAAGGATAATCAATGCCTTCGTTCCGCGAAAGGCGTTTTGCTCCTCCGCCCTCATGCAGACTTTGGAGCAGGTCAGCGGCAGGTCTCCCCACCGCTTTAAGTAGGTATTTGGGGTTAAACAGAAAGGCTTGTCACCCGTCAGCCCTCACGCAGGCTTTCGGGCGTGTACCCGCCTTTCGGCGGGCTGAAAGTGGAGGAACGAAACTCCGTGATTCCGCCCTTTAGGGCTTTTATCACGATATCATTATACCACCATTCTTTGTAGTATTGTGTAGTCCGTTTTCCACAGCTTTATGCACAACCTGTGCGTATATGTTCTACTGCCCGCAACGCCCGTGCGTGCATCTTTCCGCGAACGTGCACTTCGTTGTAATTCATTCTCTCGGCGGTCTCTCTCCATGTCCGACCGTTTACATAGTGTTCGATCAGCAGCGCCCGCAGCGCCGCATCCTGCACCTTTGCCGTGGTGCTGATAATCTCGGCCTTAATCAGTGCAAGCCGTTCCTGTTCTTTCTGTATCTTTTCGGATAGGGCAAGATATGCATCCGCCTTGTTTGCGGTCACGTCACCACCGCCGCCCGGCGTGTCCTTGATCGTCGCCGTTGCGCTTGTCGCCCGCGTCCACGCTCTTACTCTTGCTTCTTCCAGCGCAGAGATTGACTTTTCAAGGTCAATCCCTCGTCTGAGCCATTCTTTAGTCGTCGTGTGCCACTACCTCCTCCATACCGTGCTGTGTATATCGCCTGCGACGGCTGATTCTCGCCGCCTTGCGGACGCAACCCACACCCGGTTCACATCCGCGCGATTTCCCCGTGTCGATCAAATAATGACACGCCCATAGCTTAGACCCTTGGCTCGTACCCAGTACTCGCCAGTATGCGCACCCAGCGCATTCGCTTTTCTTTTTCATGCTAATGCTATTCCATTCTCCCGCAGTTCTTCAATCAGATCGTCGATTTTAACGTATTTTCGGGCGATACTGTCTGCGAGGTAGTTTGTTTCGTCCCATATCCGCCGTAATCGGTCATAGTCGTATCCTTCTTTATCCCGTAGAACGCTAAACATAATTGCCCATGTAGACGCAACCGCCGTGTTCGTTGCGTCTCGTTTGGCTTTTTCTATGTCACCCTGCGTCGCCGGTATTCGGTATGGGTTGACTTTCTTTTTCTTCGCCATTTCCGTACCTCCAAAGCAAATAGCGATTGATTTCTTTCAGGTATTTTCGCATCTCTGCGCTATACATCACTCGTCCGCACGCTCCAAACCATCTAACGCTCCGCTAAGTACAAGCGCCGTTGCTTCAACTAAAATAGTCATTTTAATCCGTGGCAGGTTATCGAACGGAATGTCTTTCGGCTTGTTCTTGCGCTGACCGGCGGTTTTCTGTGTCAGCATACGGCACATCTCGTCTACCGCTTCTTTAAGCAATGGTATGTTCGGTTTCTGGTTCTGAAATGCCGTCCAGAGCGCAAAATTTTCAAGATTTTCCTCTGCTTTTGCTTTAAGTTTATCATTCACACGCTGATTCCTTCTTTTTCTTTCTTGCGTATGCCGCCCTGCGCTTTTCCGCGCATGCTGCGCACATCACTCGTCCGGGTATCGCATCGCGACATTGGCAGACCACGCAGACACCAGCGGCTTTCAGTTTGAGATACCACGGGTCTTTTGCTTCTCGTTTCGGTTTAACTGGCTTAGGTTTTACTTCGCGCTTCTGTTTGACCGGTTTTGGCTTTGGTGGCTCCCGCTTCGGCAGCTCTACGCCCACGCGCTTACAGCCGTCCCGAAACGAGCTTACCGCCATCCCCAATTCGCGCGCCGCCGCTGATTGTGACAGTTCACCTTTCCTTGCGCGGTCTGCCACAGCAGCAAATTCCTCCGGCAGTGGCTTTTCCCGCCGTCCGAAATGTACGCCTCGCGCCTTGGCCGCCGCGATGCCCTCCGCCTGCCGTTTCTTGATATTCTCACGCTCGGACTGCGCAACGTAGCTCAAAAGCTGTAACACAATGTCCGCAATCAGCCGCCCTGTCAGGCCCTTATCCTCGCGCGTGTCGAGAAGTGGCATGTCAAGCACAACAATGTTGGCGTTCTTCTCCTTAGTTATACGTCGCCACTGCTCCAAAATTTCATCATAATTGCGTCCGAGGCGGTCAATGCTTGCAACCATGAGCACGTCACCATCACGCAGTTTCCGCACCAACTTGATATACAGCGGGCGGTCAAAGTCCTTACCAGACTGTTTTTCGACGATGATGTTTTCTCGCTGTACACCCGCGCCAGTCAGGCTAACAATCTGTCGTTCCTCGTTCTGCTCACGAGTTGATACACGGGCATAGCCGTAGGTCATTCGTCCTCACGCTCCAACATATCAAGGTACTTTCTTGCCATCGCCGCCACCTGTATAGCCTCGCAAGCCGCCGCTTCGGCGTCCTGCTCAACGAAAGCCACATGTTGCGCCGTCGGGATTCCGTCACGGATACGGTGCCAGAGATGCTTCATTGACATTTCGATACTGTCGCATTCTTCCCGCAACTCCTCGGCTTCCTCCGTAATGATTGCCCATCCCTCGTGCTCCGAGTGGAACTGCGGAAAACGCTCATTTGCGCTTTCCAGTTCCTTTTCAACGAGCATCTTTACGTCTTCACTTACTGCATTCATTATTTTTCTTCCTTTCAAACACAAATCATCGGCGGGTGCGGAATCTCCGTATCTACCGGTCTCCACAGGTGCAGGCAGTACGGATGGTTGTTGATATACTCCGACTTAGGCGGGTGGAACTGCATAACGCGCTCGTCCTCCCTGAAAAACATATCCTTAATCGCGCACATCTCGTCCCATGTCGGGCAGCACTTGCGCTGTGCCGAGCCGGGTGAAACGCTAACGTGCTCCCAGCCCATTCCATTGCTTGCAATCACTCGGAACGACTTGCCGCCAACATACACCTTGAAAACACCGTTCCCGCTGTCGCCGGTGCAGCCGTAAAACTCGCGTTCTCTGTCTTTCAGCCGGAACTTGTCCAGTTTGTGCAGGTCAATCATTCTGTATACCTCCATAGTGTTCTACAATGTACTGGTTCGCCGTGGTTTCCGGCGCGGTTTTGCATACGTTTCTAAAGGCGATCGCACCGAAAACCACTAAAAGCACAGAGAGCATAACCAGTGCAGCGCTAATGTTATCAGAGCCTATAAATCTGGCTATAAGCACTGCAAGTCCACAAACAACCGCTAACGCGCTCAAAACAAGTACCGTCGCTTGTGCTGTATCCATCTGGGCGGCGATTTCAGCAATGGTCATTCTTCTACCCTCTCATACGTCTTTGCGAACGCATCCGGCTTGCAGGGGTAAAACTCGCCGTTTACACCCTTGATGATGTAGTCGCCAACAGATGCCAGCATAGTTCCCTCAAGAGTTAAAACAAGGAACATTTTCTTGTTCTCACTCCACACGACATTCATTCCACAAAACTTGTCGATTTCCGTCTGGTTCTTGCCCGTCCACCGGACAGCCTCAATCACAACAGGTTTCTTTCTGAACTTCATTCCGTTACTCCCTCACATTCCGCCCCGCAAGCCGCATAGCCTGCAAGATCAATCCAACTGTCAGCCTTTCCGCTGCCTGCTGCAATGCGTGCAATCTTGAGCAGTGCCATCATCATGGCAACGTCGTTCGCGTCGATATACACACCGCCCGCCTCATCCACGCACGCGCGCCTGAGGTATGTTTCCCAAAGTTCCGCAATCGCTTTGAAGTTATCCTCCGGTGTGCCGTAGTCCGTCTCGCGCTGTCCGCATACGCACTTCTCCGCCGCGTGCAGAATGTCCGCACGGGTCAGCTTGCGCTTTGCGCCCTCGCTGCGCTTTGCGGCCGTCTCGGCAACGGTGGGCGTGTCGTCCTCGATCACCACATAGCCTAATAAGCGAGCAACTTCTTTGGGATGCAACTGCGCGTATGCTAAGCAATCACCAGTTTTTCCGTACAGCTTGCATCCGTAACAGTACTTAAGTCCGTTGCAGTAATCATATACGGCAACGACCATATTGGCGTACACCTTGCCGCCTTTTTTAAATTTCATTGTTTTCCTCCTCCATCATTTCGTTCAGCCTGTCGGCAATCAGATCGTACTTGTGCTCTACCCAGATGCCATACACAAAGAAGATAGTTGCCGCTACGATAAAAGCATAGCCGAGAATATCACCCATTTTCTGCACCTCCGTCCATCTTCGCTCCGCAGTTGGGGCAGTAGTCGGTTGGGGAATTATTAGGTGCATCGCATTCCGAACAGTAGAAGTTAATCCATTCTTTGCACCCGTTATTCAAATAAAAGTGCTCCTTGCTTTCATCCCACCGCCCATGCACTACCGGCGCAACGTCGGCAGTGGGTGCATTCAGAACAGTTGCAACGCAATCATCATATCCGCGCCGGTACATAGGCGAGGCGTTGTATGATTCCATTGCTCTGAGCTGTGCAAGTAATACTTCTCTCGCAATGTATTCAGCCATTGTCCGCACCTCCGTCCATCTTCGCGCCGCATACAGGGCAGTAATTCCAGTTGTTCAGGCGATATTCACTCTCTGTCAGTGCGCAGCCGCAGTTGGTGCACCTGACAGCTGCGTTACCACTCGGGAACGTATATCTCCCGGAATCATCCCACCGCCCATGCACCACCGGCGCAACGTCGGCGGTAGGGATTTTCTTCAATGTTCTCGCTGATTTCCATACAGCTTCATAAGCCGAGTGCGTCGAGGTTTTCCCTGCAATATCGGTTATAGCATCAAACGCCGCTTCACGCTCAATATATTCAGCCATTTTCGCACCCCTTTCCAAATGAGTTGCACTTTTCTGCTTCTCAAAGTAAAACTCAATCGGCTTTTCATTCTCGATCACATTCCCGTAAACTACGCCAACCTTATAGATGTAATTTTCGCGCAGCTTTCTCGGAATTTCCGCGATGTAGCGCCGGAATGTTTCCAGCGTATGGGCTCGCTTGTAATGATTGCACATTCGACAGGACGGCATGAGATTCGAAATATCATCTGTCCCCGCATCTTCAATTCTCCATGCCCTCAGTGGGAGAAAATGATCTACTTGCATATCTTTGTATGCAATCTCTCTGCCGCAATAAGCACAGTGCCCGTCGTATTTGCGGTATACTTCTTCGCGGGTTTTCTTACTTATCGCCATCGTCTTCCTCCTTCGGCAGTTCCGGCATCAGCATTCATGTCCATATCTCCTCTGCGTAGCACCAACTTTGTGGTGCTTTGTTCATGCCAGTCCACGCCGATCTGCAACCAAACTGAGTCAGGCTGCGCGGCTGATCGTAAATCTTCAAATCTGAAATATGCCATCCATACAGCAGCTTTCCCTGAGCATATTCCACTGCATCATTTTCATCAATGCAGGCAGCGCCATTTACCATAGCATCACGTCCGCAGGTCTTGTCAACAATCATAGTATCACAGACGAATTCACCAATTACACTGCCATTGCCGATGGGACAATTCATGCTCTTCATGCCATTTACAGCAATATCTGCGATAAGCCGCTCCTGCGAAATAGGGATATTGAGCGTTTTACCGCCTTTGGTACAATAGATAAACACTTTGAAGGGTGTTTGTAGCTTAGGCTGCGTCCGCCGCACTTCTATCGTCTTCTGGCCTTGAATGATCTTCTCACACCACTTCGGGCGAATGCTTAACATCACAGATTTCATTTCGTTCCTCCCATTTCTCGCACGTCTCATCCTCCAACCGGAAATCTGCCCGGTGCTCGCTGTCGTCGTTGCAGCAGACTCCCTCAAATGCTGCATACCATCGGCAGGTTTTGCAGGTTTTCACTCCCCAAACCTCCGTTTCGTAACAGCAATCGGAAACTCTTCAATCTCGCTTGCCCACAGGCACGAGCCTTTTCCGTTAATCTGCTCCCAGATAAGCGGAAATCCGCCGATACCGTCAAACAGGCTTGCCATCGTGCCGATTTTGCCGAGCTGCATACACAGCCGATAAAGCACAAATCGCCAAGGCGGGAGTGCGATAGAGTTGCCGAGTGCCTTGTATCGCGCCGCATCACTGCTTCCCTTGTGGCGTTTTCCTTTGGTGTCTACCCATTCGCCGATATCCGTCCATCCGTCCGGGTAGCCTTGCAGGCGTTCGCATTCGAGCGGAGTAAGGCGACGAACTTTCGTACCGTCAATCGAAAAATTTTCGCTCCCGCCGCCATAACTACCGCCTTTCGCTTTTAATGTAGCGGCTTTGTCGTCTTCGGCAAATTGGTCGTAGCTCTGTTGCGTCACAGTCGTTTGTACGTTATCCACAATCGCCATCGGGTCGTGCATACAGTTCAGCGTCTGGCAAACGTCCGGTGTTAAGTGGCTTGCAACGTCACCTTGACCGTTGCCGATACAGATAGGCACGTTCCCGCCACCGGTTCCCATTCGTGCCGTCAGTGCAGGTGCAGTGCCGTCATAAATCCGTACCGCCTCCGAGCGGTGCTGTATGTCGTAGATTGTGTCACTTGTATATGCCACTGCCGGTCTGTCAACAGTATTCAGCGTGTAGCTCTGATCTTCGCGCCATCCCTTGCCGTTGCACCCGGCAGTTTCTGCGCGGTCTATTCCGTTGCCTTGCAGGCAAAATACAGTTGCATCATGCCGAGATGCCGACAACGTTGGTGCTTGTTCTTCTACATATGCAATTCCTTGTGCTTTTGCACCAGCTTTTGCACTGAAACCATATACCTTGTTTTGCAAACAAAATACCGTCTGGTCGTTACCAGTTCCCAGCGTTCCGCTTTTCTCCGTCTGTATTAAAGCACCTTTTCCGTCTCCGTCGCATCCGCCTCGAATTCGGACTGCGTAAGCAGCGCCGCTTTCAGCTTCTCCGGCAGGTCTTTCCCTCTCCGTTCCGCTCTCCGCAAAATCCCCAAACAGGCTTTTGCGCTCAAACAGTATTTCGGCAGCGGTGCAGCCTCTAAAATCTGCGACAAGCGCGATTCTACGGCGACGTTGGGGCACTCCCCAGTATTGAGCATCGAGAGTTCTCCAAGCAACGCTCCATCGTCCGTCCACGTCGCGGTACCCCCCCCATGTCGGCCATCCCTTGTCAGGTACTTCAATACTGGGGGCTTCCGGTTCGACGATGCGGATCGTTTCTTCGAGGACGGCTGCGAAATCCTGTCCTTTGTTGCTGCTGAATGCTCCGGGCACGTTTTCCCAGACCATAAATCGAGGGTAAGCTGCTCCACTTGCTTCTCTCATCTCCTTAACAAGTCGTATTTGCTCCATAAACAGACCGGAACGAGCACCTGCCAGACCGGCACGCTTACCAGCAATGCTCAAATCCTGACACGGCGAACCGCCGATAATGCAGTCAACCCATGGTGCAGTGTGTCCGTCTATCTTCGTGATGTCACCCAGATGTTCCATCTTCACACCCCTAAATTCAACAGTTGCACAAGCAAGCACTCTTCGCACTGCTTTTCAAGCTCTTCCTCGCTTGTGCAAATGTCCCTGAACTTGCAATACTTGTCGCAAAATTCCTTCGCGAACGCATGCATTTCTTTCTCCCAGCATTTCGTATGGAACACCGGCGCAGACTTTACCGTTTTGCCGCAGAACTTACACTTCATCCGTCTCATCCGCTCCCAAAATCTCAACCACAATCCTCGGATTTTTCGCGTCCACCTCAAAGTGATCTTCAAATCCTCGGATATTCTTCCAACCGTCGTTACTCAGATACCGCGCTTTCACCAACGCATCCTGAATAACCTTGCGCCCAAACGCGCAGATATTGTCCTTGTCCCGCCGCCGGTCTTTCTCGTACCAGCGGTAGATCATATACACCGGTTCTTCAAACTCCACGTTTCCGAGCTGTCTTGCCGCGTGCATCACAACGGTTTCGCACTTCTTCTTGAGCTGTGCGCCCAAGTACCGGTTGCGCCGTTCCGCCTCGATCAGCTCATTCAGTCCCGGCAGCGGGCCTTTGATTACAAACTTCACTTCTCACCTCTGCTGGCTTTCACTCGTGCCGCCCACTCACTTTCCCAGTCACTGGCGGCGGGCGCACCGTCAAACATCGGCGCAGCCGTTTTGGTTTTCTTCGGCTTGTCTCCGATTCTGTCCCAAATGATACCCTTCCAACCTTGCGACATACTCAGCCGGATAACCTCGGCTACTGCCTGTTCGCCGTTCTGCTTTACGCGGTTCTCAATGGCACTGAGCAGGCTTTTTAATCCTGTTGGCTTGTACCCTTCCCTGCGTTCAGCTTTGTATCTGAGCCAATCCTCGACCGCTGAGCGTACCGGTTCGTTAAACCGTTCCGTCCAGTCCGGCTCTTTTGGCTTTTCTGGCTTTGGCACTTTAGGCTTCGGCGGACATTTTGCCGGTTCCGGCACTTCGTCCCGCTCGCAGCTTTGGTACTCGTCATACTTGCTGACGGTAATCACGGTGTAGTGCCGATTGGTTTCCACCGTGATTTCGCCGGTCTTTTTCAGTTTACCGAGCGCCGTCCGTACCTGCTGCACAGACAATCCGCTTTCCGCCGAGAGTGCCGCGTAACTGGTCGCAAACGCACCGCGTGGAATCTCTATGCCCTGCCACTCACAATCCTTGTAATTAGCTCTCAGCAGGACATGCAGCCACAGTTTGCAGGTGGGGATGTCTTTGTACCATCCCCACTCCGTAAGCGCACGGTGCAATTTAATGTGCCCGTTCATCGTCCCTCACCTTGTCTTAAAACGGCGGCTCGTCGAATTCTTCATCCGTTGAGATAAAATCGCTTTCTTCCTGCTTCTGTGGCTTTCCCTCGCTCTTGCCGCCGCAGAAGTCGATGCTCTCGCACTGCACTTCCCACGAGCGACGCTTATTGCCGTTCTTGTCCTGCCAGTCGCGGCTTTCCAAACGACCGGAAACAATGCACATATCGCCCTTGTGGAACCATGTGCTTGCGTGCTCTGCCAGCTTGCCCCACAGGCAGATATCTACAAAATCACTCTGATACTGTCCGTCCGTGTCCTTGCGGCTTCTCTGTACGGCAAGCGTACCGCCCGTAACCGGCGTGTTGCTCTGCGTGTATCTCAGCTCCAAATCCTTGGTATGCCGTCCCTGTAAGATGATCTTATTCAGCATTTGCAAATCTCCTTCGTGATGTACGATTTCAGTTCTTCCGGCGTGTAATACACCCGAGCGCCGATACGCACGCAACGGATATAACCCGCCTTGTGGATTTCGTCCAGTGTGTCCACGCTGATGTTCAGCGCGTCCGCCGCTTCCTTGCGCGTAAGTAACAGCTTTTCCATTTATCGTCCCGTCCCTTTCGTATACTTCTGGTTTTCCTCGCTCCACATGGGATAGAGGCTTTGCAGGTACTCCCGCATTTCCCGCTTGATTTCCTTTCCGTCACCCTGATCCATTTCCCGGTGGCAGTCCGGGCACAGCATCACAAGATTTGTCGTGATACCCATGCCTCCGCGTGCTCTCGATACAAAATGGCACGCTTGCAGAACACCGCCTTTCCCGCAGTGGCGGCAAATTCCGCCGTCCCGGTCGTAGCATTCCTTCCAAACCGCCGGGCTAATGCCGGTAAACCGTGTCTGTCTTCTCATACCTCGCGTTCCTCCGGCTTCCACTTACTCAGCCAGCCGATCACCGTGCTTTCCGGTTCGGTCTCAATGCCCTGCTCCTTGCAGTCCTGCACGATCAGGTTGATAAGCCGTCCCATCTGTAAGGTGTTGTAAGTGCTCGACCCGTAGAAGCATAGCAGATAACCGCCATTGCAGTCCTGTGTCACCCATCCGAGGCCTTGCTTGCTCCACAGGTCAGCGATAAAGTCTCTCTGCTGACCGTTCACATACGGCACAAGCCTGTAATTGTCCCCGATTTCCGGGATGTACTGTCGATAGACTTCCTCCCGCTTGATTCCCAGCTTTGCAGCCAGTTTTGACATCATTTGCCAAGCATAGGCATTTGCCCGCCCGGAACGCTTGTCGTACTTCTTCTTCACCTCGGCAGTATAGGTCTTGCCCTCTTTCATCTGTTCGCACTCCACCCGCGCCATCGGCGCGTTCTTGATATGCAAACACAACCAGTTCCCGAGGTCATTGTGCACTACCTGGGCACGGTCAAACTCATGCGTCATTGCTCATCGCCTCAATCTGTTTCAGCTTGTCGTTCAACTCGATCAACGCCTCGTTCATCTTCACAATGTCGCCCGCGTCCTTCTTGTACTGCTCATTCCAAACCTGCTGTGCGATGGTCTTGTCTCCGCTGATCTTCACCAGCAGTTTCTTGACCTCGTTCGCCTTAGCCGTAGCCGCCGCGATCTTGGGTTCTTCCTTGTGCTTCTCGCCGGTGGTCTGCTCGTGGTATGCGTCCGTGTCCGCGTCCTTGGTGTCGTCGATCAGGAATAAGCCGTTCAGTGCATACTTGCGTGCATAGCTGCTTGCCGTGCCGGTGATCTGTGACCCATCCATGCCTTTCTTGTCCGTATCTTCGCGTGCAAACGCTGTATTGTGTACCTGCTCGTGGGTCTCATAGTCCGTAATAGTGGCCGTAGCGCAAATGTAAAAGCGATCTCCAACCTGCTCCACGCTGTCGGACAACACAACCGCACAGCCGTTCTTACTGAGTACCGGCTTCAACGCCTCCAAAATGTCCTCGCAGCTGCGGTACTTGTATTTGCCGAAGCTGTTAAACTGTCCCTTCGGTGCTTTCAGTTCTCGCTGAACTGCCGCTAACTTCTCATACACGCTCATTCTTCATCCTCCTGCTCAAAGTCATAAACCGCCATTCTCAAATCATCGAGAAAGCTCTCGATTTCCTGCGGAAACAAATCCGTGTAATCCTCCAGATACAGCCCGATAGCCGTTTCCGCCTCGCGCATATCCTGCATCCGGTTAAGTCGCTCCTGATCTGCCCTCTCCGACGGCTCTAACGCCCGCTCGGGGCAGCCGGTCAGTGTATCACGCATTGTTTACCGCCTCCATCGCCCGGATAACCTCGGCTTCGGGTACTTCTTTCAGTCCCTCATACCATACGTTGTCTCCGGTGCTCTTGTAGCGGTTAAAGCGGCGGTCAACCTGATACGTTCCGTTTGCGCTTTTGCTCATGATCCATACCGAGCAGGTAGTGTTACCGATCTTTACCTCGGTGATCTTGCCTTCCGGCTTTTCCTCCAAGCTGAGGTTCATCAGCTTGCGCAGTGTTTCCTTCAACATCTTGCTTTTTCTCCTCTTCGGTGCTATAATCACCGTAAACCTATTTTTCTTTGCCGCTGTTCGGATTGCCGTCCGTCAGCGGCTTTTCTCATTCCCACGGGTATTTCATTTCTCCGGTCAGTGGAGCGAAACACTGCGGAATGGTGTTGCCGTATTCGTCTCGCCAGAACAAGAACCGCCATCCCATACGGTCAACCGTCCAGACCTTTTCGGTCATCGGGTCTTTTTCTGCTACCTCCTTCTGCTGTTCCAGATCGAACAGCTTGCGCACGTCGTCTAGGTCAAACTCCATCGCGCCCTTCTTGTGCGGCGCAAACCGCATCACCCGCTCGGTATCAAACACCGAGCCGTTAATTTTCACTACCATGCTTGTGTCCTCCGTTCATGCTGATCGTCTTTGCGCTCTCGCGCATATGCAGGCCGTACTTAGCAGCGTTCATCGCCTTGCCGATAACCCGGCGCTGCATGTCTTTGACTTTCAGCGTCTTGCGTCTTGCTTCCGTCATATCTTGTTTTCTCCCCTCAGCGGTAACGACCACGATAGCGTTTCTGCTGCTCGCATGCCGCAAGCAACAGGCTTTCCCTCGCTGCTACCATGCCGACAGCCAGCAAGGCGAACATGATAGCTGCTCCGCTGAACAGGTCAATCCGGCCATTCTCGGTCATACCGGCAGATACCAGTATGCCAAAGAAGCACATTCCTGCAAGCCAGCCACAGTGTTTGTAGGTCATTGGTTTCAATCCCCTTTCGCGGTTTCTTGTAACCCTCGAACGTAGTGAGAGGGTTATTCTTTTCTTTTTTTCTTAGAAAGTTAAATTAATATATATTCGACCGTAGGGAGAATATATATATACTTCTTTTCTTTCTTTGTTACTTTCTTTCTTACGCCTCGGTGTGTTGATGGTTTGTTATCGGTGTGTTATCGGTTTGTTGATTGTGTGTTATCTGTGTGTTGATGGTCTGTTGTTAGAGTGTTATCTAACGTTGCCGATGCGACGCTTTGCAATGTCACTTGCAACGTCTCCTAAATAGTAAACTACCCGTCTCTCACCGGGCACCCTCGGTGCACCGATAATCTTCTTTGCCGCCCGTTTATCCCGAAATCCGTATACTTTAGCCGCCTGTTCAAGCGTTAAAAGTACGGCTCCCGGAAAGAGCTGTTCAAGGTCGTTTTTGACCTCCTGACGCATAGCTTTGTATGTCCGTTCCTCCAATTTCAGCCCTCCTCTCGTGTGTTGTTCGGTGTGTTGATGGTGTGTTATCGGTCTGTTGCTTAGTGTGTTGATGGTGTGTTATCACTCATCATCGTTGTTGCCGCAACGCAGCATCGCACACACAATAAGCAGCGCCATTTCCACACCCAGTGTTGCCAGCACTCCGGCAACGAACGGGTGAATATACATCGGTATCACCTCCTGCGCTTCCTGTGCTCCTTGTTGATCGCAAGGCTTGTTCTGATGTTGATTATCAGGGTTGCCAGTGCAACGCATAATGTTGCGATTTTCAGCAGGACTTCTATTGCTCTCACCTCATTCCGTAGAGCCGAAGTCCGGCCGCGGCTGAACGATCAGTCGCGGTTCTCCGCTTTCATCGTCACCGTTGTACTGTACGCTGCCGCACTTTACTTCAAGTGTCAGCAAAGGCATTTGACCGCCCTTGTGCTCCAGTTTGTAGCCAATGCAGCCATACCGCATATCTACGCCGTCTACCGACAGCTCTTGACACTTTCCGTCGCGGTAGCTGATCTTGACATTTCGGAATTTTCCCATGCCTTTCTCGCCTCCGCTTATGCGCTCTCGTTGTCATTCTCTACGCCGAATGCCCCGCTGGTAATTTCATCGTCCGTGGCAAACAGGTAAGTGAACGGCTTCTTGAAATAGCGGCACAGTAGCTTGCACTCTTTCGGCGTAAACCGTCCGCTTTTCATTTTAGATTCATAGGCATTTCTGCTGATACCCAAGATATTACCCATATCATCAGATGTCAGACCATGAAACGCTTTCATGCCCATCAAATTCGGATACATATTTGCACCTCCCTTCTCAATTGTTGGCGCTCCGCCAACCTGTGATTACAGTTTATCAGCAATACGCCAACTTGTCAAGGGATTTTTCAAAAAATGTTGACAGAACGCCAACTTAGTGATATGCTGTATTCATAGGAGGTGAGCACATGGAATTCTACGAAGAACTGAAAGCTGCTCGCATTAAGGCCGGTTTAACCCAGCAGCAAATAGCCGACGAAATAGGCATTACAAAGAGTACCTATTGTGGATACGAAACTGCAAAGCGAAACCCTGACCCGCAGAGAATCAAACAGCTTGCAAAGGTTCTTCACATCTCCGCCGATACTTTGTTGGATACCGGCATAGGCAAAGAAAAAGCCCCTGCCCCGGCCAAAGCCGAAACAGGGGAAGTAACTGCAGAACAGATCATGCAAACCTTTGTATCAGCAGGATTGGCGCCTGCTGGACAGGATTTGACGGATGAGGATTTACGGTTCCTTCAATCCATCTTTGCAGCTATCGCAAACTGGTTCGCCAGCCGCGATGCACGATCGGCTGACAGCGACAAAAGCACGCAGTAACCGCTGCGGATTATCAAAAGTATTGAGATAGGCCGCGAGTGCCTGATAATTGGGATACTGATTTTCCATGTTGGTTTCCTGCCTCTCTTGATATTTCTTGATACTATGGTATTACCAATATAAGGCAATATCAAGCAAAACCGTCCGTCAAGTTTCGACTATATTGTATCGAACGCCCGTTCGTTACGCAAGCCTTTGCGTAAAGGCTTGCAGAAAATAAGTCCGTTTTATGGGACTTAATCGGAAATGCCAGCGTCGGCGAGCTTCTTTTTGAAAAACCGCTCCACGGTTTTCATAAGGTCGTTCGTGCTGGTGTCACAAGTGCCGGCATAAAAGCCGTTGCCTTCGGCGCTGACCAGCGCTTCTTCGGCAAGGCGGATGAGCTTACCGCGCTGATGTTTGGTAAGCGGAAGCGTGTTGACGTAGTGATAGAGTAATTCAATTCTCTTGCGCGTATCTTCATCGCGTTTAACGTAGATTGCGCAGCATTCATCGTGCCTCATGGTTCTAGCTCCTTTCGAGTGTATGGCGCATGGGGGTCACGTTTCGTTACTCCCCCCCATGCTTGCAGTTTCGGACAAAAATATCCGTAACTGCAACTCGGTCAAAATTGTCCAGGTTCGGTAATGGGGTTTTGCACAAAAATGTGCGAAAGTACTTTCAAAGCCCCTGGCACAGCAGACGGAACGTCTCGCGGCCTTTGGGCGTAACAAGCGTTTGCGTACCAGCCCACTGGGTTTTCTCGTTGAAGCACTCTTTCACTTCGAACAGACCGTCGTTCTTGTCCTCATAGGGAAGCAGTTTGCCGCGCTTGTCACGGTAAATGTACTTTTTCTCGATAAGGAAATTAACGAAGCTCTTGGGCTTGATACCCAGTTCCTTTGCGGTTTCGCGGAAATTGGTCAGCAAGTTCCGATCGACAACCTCGTCGAAGTAACCCGCCTTGGGGCGCATGATCTCGTTCTCTACCTTTGCTGCGGAAAGCTCGACAGAGGTGCGGGAAAGCAGCGCGTTCTTTTCCTCAATGGTTTTCTGAGCTACAAGCAGGGCTTTTGCCATCAGTTCTTCGGGGCTGAGAGTTTCCTGACCGGCAATGTAGCCGCCGTTCTTGCGGATAGAGGGAATAACATCGTGCGTAATCCATCGCTTGAACGCTTTGGCCTCTGGTTTGCGAGAGCCAAGGACGAGGGTGTACAGGCCGGGTTCGTTAACCACAGTCTTATTGGGGTTGCCCGGAATACCGTCGGTTAAAACTACGGTATTCTTCTCGTCGTCATCCAGACGAGCAACCGCATCGCGGCTGTTAATGATGTCCAGCGCCTTGCAAACGTCAGCCGCTACGAACCACGGCTCGTTCTCAATATTCAGCGTGCGAACCTCGCCAAATTCGGGGTTGGTAAATGCAATGATTTTGTTATCCATGGGTTAATTCTCCTTTTCTAAAAGTTCGTTAAGGGGTACGTTCAAAGCACTTGCGATCTTGCTTGCCATCTCTGCCGAGCAGCTACGGCCTTGCTTTACTCCGTAGACACTCGACATAGAGACACCAGCAATTTCCGCGATATCTTTTCCACGCTTGCCGCTTTTCGCCATAACAGCGGCAAACTTGATTCTGTCAATGCGCATATAGTCTCCTTTCTTATTCGCATTGCGATATTCCATGATTGAATTATATACGCAAAACGTTTTGGTGTCAACAATTTTATGCGCAATGCGTTACAAGGGTGATAATATGACTATTGGAGAAAGAATAGAAGAAGTTGCGAAATCGCAGGGAATTTCACTTCGTGCGCTTTCAGAACGCGCAGAAATGCCGTATACAACACTATATTCGATTGTAAAAAGAGGTAGCAAACGGCTTTCGCACGAAAATATTGTGAAACTGGCAAACGCGCTCGGCGTAAGCATGAACGAGTTAAGTCCTGACGCTTCAATCCGTGTAAACAGTGCGCCGGAAATGGTGGAGCTACAGCAGAAAGTAGCAGCTGGTCAGGCAACCGAGCAGGAAAAGCAGGCATGGCTCGAAGCCAATCTAAAAGGCTTAGAGCGTATGCAACACTCAATCGAATTCATGCTGCATGATCTCGCGCAGTATGATGAGACACAAAAAATCGCCCGTCAATCTCGGCTGACGACAATATTCAATCAGCTTACCGAGGACGGGCAGGAAAAAGCATTGGATTTCCTTGAAATCATGCTGGGAAATCCAAAGTATAAAGAATAAAAGGGAGGGTAACTCAGTGGATGTTAATTTGCTGAACAACGAAAAAATTGTTACCGAATGCACCTACGCACCGCGATTTTTCATGTGGTACAAAATTTCCATAGCCCTATGGAGTGTGTTTACCGTTGCTGTATTCTTCGGCGGGGTTGCGATAGGAGGAATCGTAAACGGTTTAGAATCCGCTTGGCTGATCGCTGTTATTGACGCGCTTGTAATATACGGAATGTATGCACAACAGCAAACTAAACTCGTTTTGACAAATAAGCGTTTGATCGGCACGAAAGGCATTTTCAAAAAAGAAATGCTTGATGTTCCGCTTGATAAAATCGACAATGTATCTGTGAAAACGAAGTTCTCAGAAAACATTGGTGAAATTTCCATATACAGCAACAGCGGCATCTATACGATGCAGAAATTTGACCGTCCTGTTATCATGCGGCTTGCTATATTGGAGCAAATCAGCATTTACAAACAGGAGCAGGCGGAAATGCATGCGCAGGCAATTGCAAAAGCCATGAAAAATGCGTAAACAAAAAAATAACGCCCACCGGCGGCAACCGGCGGACGTTATACGGGGGTAGAAATCTTGTGCAACGGAATTCTACCCTCTTATTATACGACAAAATAGGAGGTTTTTCAACATGAATAAAAACAAAGATGGATATTATCGTGAATCATTCTCGTTTGCGGGCAAGCGCTACAATGTCCGTGCAAAGACGCAACGCGATTTGTGGCGCAAGGTCGAGGAAAAGAAACGCCGTCTTGAACAGGGTATCGACATTATTAACGAAAATACGACAGTTGATAAGTGGTTTACAGATTATCTGGAGACCTACAAAAAGACCACGGTAGCAAATAGCACATATCGAAACATGGTTGGCATGCAAAAAAATTATATCTCTCCGGTCATCGGGAATATGCGGCTGTGCGATGTTAAGTCAGCGCATTTACAGCGTATTATGAATGAGGTTGCCGGAAAGTCCTTTTCCCTCGCAACCAAACTAATCACATTCATTAGAGCTGCGTTTAAGCAGGCTCGTATAGAGCGCATACTCACATTTGACCCTTCCGAGGGAATCACTATGCCAACAGCAGAAAGAGGTACGCACAGAGCCATTACCGCAGATGAGCGGAAGCATATACTCAACGTCTGCAAAACACATCGCGCCGGTTTTTGGGTTTTGTTTATGCTTTACACTGGTGCGCGTCCGGTTGAAACTCGCAAAGCCAAATGGGAAGATGTGCGTTTGAGCGAAAACAGAATAATCCTGCATTCGGCAAAGACCGACTACGGCGATCGTTCCGTCCCTATCAATCCTGCATTGCGTCCGTATCTCACCGGAGGCACAGGATATATCTTTACTCAGCCGATAACTGGCGCTCCATATAGCATATCTTCCATGTATCACATGTGGCAAACTTTTAAGCGTGCTCTTGATATTGACATGGGTGCAAAGACTTTCCGTAAGACTATTATACCAGAGACATCCAAAGTAGCCGAAGACCTCACTCCATACTGTATGCGTCACACTTTTGCAACCGATTTGCAAACCGCAGGCGTACCTATCAATGTAGCAAAAGAACTCATGGGGCACAAAAGCATCGCTATGACCGCGCGAATTTATACACACCTCTCTGACGAGGCATTTGCGTCTGCCGCCGCTCGCATTTCGGAATTTCAGCAAGCGCGCGATAGCGGGAAAATCGCGTCTATTAGGTGACACATCAAGTGACACACCCAACACCCCACAAAAACCCTTTCAAACCCATTTAGGGGGCAACCGTCGCAATACCCCGTTTCGTTTTATACCTCAAATAAATTCGTAAAAACAGAGAATCCTCGTCAAATTCAGAGTTTGACGAGGATTTTTATTTCGCTTTAGATGCAAGGGTAAAATTATAGCATATTGCAGTTGCTTCAATATGTAATTCTTAAAAATCTCAGCTATATCTAACGATTTATGCATTAAAAATCACAGGTGACACACCAAGTGACACACAAAAGAAAAAAGGAGGGCTTCGCGCCCTCCTTTTTCAGTGCCGAACAACATACCGATAATATGCTGCTTCCTTATTCTTCACTGCGTCCTTGTCTTCGAGCCAGAATGCACAGGCAGCGTCAACATAGTAATCAATGTTGCGGATGCCGTGTTTCTCGTTGACCTTGCAAAAGTCGGAGTAAACAGCGTTCATTGCCACCCAAAATTCTACCGGGTCGCAATTCATGTTGTGCTGCTGCATTACCTGCTTGCACTGTTCAAACGTCCAGTGCGGGCCAGTCGTGCCGTCAGCGTTCTGCATGTTGTGCACCCATTCGTCCGCCATGTCCTTAGTCATACGTCCGGTGTGCGTGCTGGACGCATAGCCCATAGTGCGCTCAGAACCGTGCGTCTTGTCACCTACATAAGAAGTATCCCCCATGTAAGCATCATCGTCACGAAAGCCAATAGGGCGCATCTCGTCCTCGTAATCGTAGTACTCGTCATACTCCGGATATTCCATGTTGCTTTTCGGCGCAAAGCGTCCGTCAGAATAACGGCGATAATTCCGCATCTCCGGTTCGCCGCCGTGAATACGCTCATCATAGTAACCGTAAGGCTCAATATGATTGTACCGATACCGCACGCCGTAATGCTGGCGATCTTCGGGGTACGTCTTGCGGATTCTCCATTCCTCCGGCGAAGCATTCTCTCGGCGGGTGTGCTGCATCAACAGCATTCGGGTTCCTCGTTTCATGATGATACCCCCTTACGCCGTCGGCGCGGTGCCGTTAATAGACCGCAGCGCGTCAGAATGAGAGTAGCAGGAATTACCGAGCATTCGGAAACTGCCGCCGCTGGACGAAGTGACAACGCGACACAGGTATTTGTGACGGGTGTCCAGATTAAACACTGTCGCCTGTGCGCCGTTGCATTTCAGCAGCGGATACGTTACCGTTCCGTCGCCGATTGTGATTACTACCGGTGCGCCGATGATCGTTGTGCTCGGAATGTTCTGAGCGATTACGATTCCGTATACGCATCCGTTCTGATAATCTCCCGCCGGAATGTTCACCGTCAGCACGCCGCTTGCGTAAGTCACGCCCTGTGAGATACGCAGGTTCGGACACAGTTTTTGTACAGGCTTGCAAGCCATAACTATTCCCTCCTATCAAAGGCAGGGGGATTGCTCCCCCTCCTGAATATCGTATCTCAGCAGCCGCAGGTGTTGCAGCCACAGCCGGAAAACTGGTAAGGTGCCGGAACCGGGAACGCCGGAACGGGAGCCGGGCGCAGAGCGTTTACCAGATAATTGTTCTGTGCTTCCTGAGAAGCAGCGAACTTGAGGGTCTGGTTCTCCGTCTGGAGCGCCGCGATCTTCTCTGCCTGACGTGCAGTTTCCATCTGGTCAATCCGCGCAATGATACGGTCGGTATCGTTGTGGGTGGACTGGATAATGTCGCGTGCGTTGGTTGCCGCGTTATAATTGGTGTCGCAGAAACCGCGTTCTACCTGTCTCTGGGTGTCGCAGCAGCAGCTTGCCATCTGCGTACCGAGTGCGGTCAGGCCCGCAGTCACGCCGTTAAAGCCGTTGTTCATGTTGGTGTTTACGCCGTTGATAAGCTGGGCATTCTGATAGCCGAGCTGGCAAATCGAATTGTCCACGCCGTGGAAGCCGTTAGAAACCGCGCTGCCGAGCGTGTTAAAGCCGGTAAGCATACCGTTGTTCATGGCGTAAAAGCCGTCGCACAGGCCGCTCTGAATTCCGAGAACCGAGCGCGACAGGTCGTTGAAGTTGAACTCACTGCACAGGTCGGAGCGAGTAACCGCACCCTGATAGCCTGCACCGTTTCCGCCGTTG